GTTTCGGCGGCATACCGGCAAGCCGCTGGTACCTTGCAGAATTACAAGGACCGCTTGCTGGGTGTCGGGGTGTATGTTGACAACCTGGCCGACGCACAGAAGCGCCTTGCCCTTGCCGCGACAGGTAGTGTGGGCGGCATTAGGCAGGCGACAACCAGTCTTGCGTCGATGGAAACGGCGAACAAAAAGACGGCAAAGAGTTTCGAGTTGATCCCGTCCAGCGGTCGCCAGGCACTCGACTTGTTCCAGCGTATGCGTGGGCAGATCCTTGCTACCGTAGGTGCGTATGTCGGTCTGTTCGCTGCGATAGATAACGTCAACAAGTCGATTGAGGTCACGCGGAAAATCGCTGCGGTGAACTCCCGACTTGGGTTAATAACAGGCGACAATGCCGCAGAGACGGCCAAGCTCTACGGGCAACTCCGGGCTGAAGCCGAACGGCTGGGCCTGTCGTTCGAGAAACTGTCCACTCAATACTCCAAACTGGCGATTGCCGGTAAGGCGTCTGGTTTTGCGCAGGAGCAGGTCAACTTCATATTCAACTCATTCACTGAGGCGGCGGCGAAGTTGCGCCTGGACGGTGAGCAAGTCGAAGGCGTTTTCTACGCAATAGAACAGATAATTTCAAAGGGAACCGTCAATACCGAAGAACTCAGACAGCAACTCGGTGAGCGTCTTCCGGGCGCGTTCTCCACTTTCGCTGCGGCATTGAAGGAGCCGAACGAGTCGTTGCAGGATGCTACGCAGCGGGTGACTAAGCTGTTGGAAACCGGCCAGATAACGTCGCAATCGCTGATCCCTCTTGCCGCCAAACTCCGGGCCAGCTACGCGAACTCGGATGAAGACCTGCAAACGCTTGACCGGCAGATCGAACGTTTCAAGAACGCTGTGTTCGACCTTCGGGCAGCGTTTGCAAACAAGGAGTTCCAGGACCGGCTTGGGGCGCTGATTAAGAAACTCACCGAAGTGTTCAAGACGCAGCAGTTCCAGGAAGGGATAGCGTCACTCCGGAAGGGGTTTTTCCTGATCGCGGACGGTGTGGTGTGGGTAATAAGCAACCTGGACCGCATGAAACTCATACTAGGCGGTTTGTTGTCGGTAGGCTTTCTGCGTTACTTGTCCAGTACGGTTATCGGGTTCTACAACATGGCGGCTGCGGCCAGCGCGGCAACGGCGGCGACAACGGGCCTTTCCGTGGCCCTGGGCGTAGTTAGTAAGGCTTTTGCCCTGGTGGGGTTCTACTTCATAGCAGACGCCATTTCGAAAGCTACCATAGAGACGCGCAAGTTCACGGTCTACCTGGGTGGCGAGTTTACCGCAGCCTTTGAAGCCGTAAAGGTCATGTGGAAGGAGCTACCGGTTCTTGCCCGGATAGCCTTCCACGGCATCAGCGAAGTGGCGCTGAAGTCCCTTGCAGAAATAGCGGTAGGAATTACCGACTTCCTGATTAAGCCATTCCGTGAACTGGCAGTGCTTGCAGGCCAGGACGATATGGTCGCGGCCATTGACCGCATTCAGGAAAAGATTTCCGGTATCGGTTTCGGTATTGCCGAAAGCGCGACGATAGGACGTGAGCTTGCGGTAGGCGAGCTTCAGCAGCTCGAAAAAGACTTCCAGAACACCCTGGCAGAGATTGGCGACAACACGGTTGCCGCGTTTATCCAGATCGAAAAAGACGCAGCCGAACGGCTCAAACCGGCATTCGAAATCCCGACAGGTGGCCTGGATAGTACAGGTGGTGATCAAACCAACGGGCCGATATTCCGGGAGTCGGACGCAGGAGCAGACAAAGCCGCCAAGAAGGCGATCAAGGCCGCAGAAGACCTGCGGGATAAAATCGCGCAGATCATTTCCGAAACGGAACGCAAGATCGCTGAAGAAAGTGCGACCACTCTCGAAGACCGGATGGCCCTGATTGCTGACGACTACTCGGAAATCTTCAAGACCATCAGCGAGGCGTTGTCCGAAGGCGTCATCGACCCGGCTATCGCTCAGCAGGCGAACCTCCTTGTCGGGAAGCTCACTGTCATCAGGCAGGAGAAAGAACGACAGGTATTCGCCAATGAACAGCTCGTCGCAGCAGAGAAAGCACTGAACGACCTGATGGCCCAACGGGACGCACAGATGGCAGCAGTGAACGGTCGTCTGCTGGACGGGCGGCTCAACGAGTTCGAAGCCTCTATCAAGCTGGACGAAATCACTGGAAAGTACAAGGACAAACTGATCGAGGCGGCAACAGCGGCACGTAACCTGGCCGCCTCGCTGGGCGACACGACTAAAGTGTCACAACTCGACACCCTTATCGACGGGCTGAAGGGCAGCGTCAACGAGCTTGGAGCCAGCTTCAACAACGACATTGCCGAAGGCGGGGCTAACGCCATTGCGACTCTCGGTGAAGGCATTGGTAAAGTCCTCGACGGGACCGGCAGTCTATCCGAAGCATTCAAGAACGCAGGCGACGTGTTCAGGAACTTCGCTGCGGACTTCCTGCGACAGATAGCGCAAATGATATTGAAGCAGGCGATCCTGAACGCAATAGGCGGCGGCGCTGGTGGCGGCATAGGCGGTACTATTGCCAGTGCGGTGAGCGCCACTGTGGCACACACCGGGGCGGTAGTCGGACGCCCTGGTGGGGTACGTCGGAATGTCCATCCCAGCCTATTCGCTGGTGCTCCACGGTACCACTCAGGCGGTATGCCGGGCCTGAAGGCCGGGGAAGTTCCAGCGATCCTTCAGAAAGGCGAGGAAGTCCTGGCGAAAGGCGACCCGCGTAACGCAATGAACGGTGGCGGCGGCAACTCGACACAAGTAAAAATTGTGAATACAATAGATAGTGGTTCTGTTGTTTCCGAAGGCGTTAACACCACAGACGGACAGAGGGCGATAATCAACGTCATCCGGGCCAACAAGTCGTCCATCAAGAATTTACTGGCGTAACCTATGGCATTTACTTCTGGAACCATCGCAGGCAGTACAGCAGCAGCAAACCATTACGCACTGCTGGACGCCATTCACACGTTCTGCACAACGGGGCTGGGCGCATACAACTGGACGGACATCAAGTACGAAACGCAGGTCGGGTCATCACCTGATACCCCATACGACCGCAAGGAGTGGATGTTTATCGCTCCTGGCATGTCGGGAGACACAGAGATTTTCGGCGGCATACGAACCCGCACCGCAGGAGCCTACGCGAACTTCGAGATCGCAGGCTACTTCGGCAACTACGGAGCCAGCCCGTCATGGAACACTGATTTCGAGGTGCAGCCGTTCTCCCGGTTTGAGCACGTCACCCTGTGGAACGACCAGATGGACTACTGGCTCATGGCTAACGGGGAACGATTGTTGTGCGTCGTCCGTGCTGGTACCGCGTGGACTATGTTCTACATCGGTTTGTTCCGGCCCTATTCCAGCCCAACCGTGCAAGAGTACGCCTACCCGTTTTTCCTCGGTGGCACCAACGACTCATTCAGCGCACAGATTTCCGACATACTCGGACACAGGCACTTCGCCGCGCCTGTGCAGAACGCCTGTAGCTTGTGGCTCCCTTCTGCAAAGTGGATTGACGTATATAACAGGAACACCATAGCAGACGGTTATGCCGCCGGAGCCGGGTACATAACTCCTACGTCGTCCGGCTTACACGGGGCCAGCAACAGTTCGCAACCCGACAGCCGGGCAAACAGTGACGGCACGTTCAATCTGGTGGCGCTGGAACTGGTGACAACAGACTCCCTGCCTTCCGTCTTGGGCAAGCTGGACGGCGTGAACTGGGTGTCCGGGCTTGACCAGAATGGGGCCGTAGTGTCACCGGGTACCATCATCAGCATATCGGGACAGAACTACCTCCTGATACCCAACATTTCAAGAACGGCCTGGTATGACTGGGCCGCAGTGAGGTTGTCATAATGGCATTTGAAACCGGCGTAGCGACAAGCATTTCCGATCTGTGGACGAAACTTCGCACGTTTGCTGTAAATGGCCTGGGTTGGACACTTCTCGGGAACACAGGAACGGCCCCCATATCTACTTACCTTCAGTCATCATCCGGGAAGAAGTTTGGCTTCGGGTATTACGACACGACCAGCTTAGCCAACACGATCCACACCTGCACCGTTACGGGGTATGCCGACGGTGTGGCGATGTCCGCACAGCCGGGTACCTCCTACGCAGGACAGAAGTCAACCCGTACTGGGGCTATCACTTTTCCGTTGACGACCTACTGGTTTTTCGGTGGTCCGGACTACCTGCACTTCGTAGTTGAAGACGTGCCGGGGGAGTTCTGGCATGGCGGCGTGGGGGTGTTGGATAAGACCCATGCGTTTACCGATGGTGACTACTCGACAGGGACGACCTGGGACATGGGGTCCAACTTAGGACAGGTAGCGTCAACCATGCACAATCTACCTTTCTCGCCCTCCTGTCAAAGCGCATCAGCGGTAGGCACATTGCGCGTCAACGGCACCATAACTAGCATGAGTTCCAACACCGGCACGAACTCCACAGGGTCGCTCCCGATGGCTCCGGCCAGTCCTTACTACACGCCACACCTTTACAACGACTTCGTAGGGCGCACGTTGCTGTTCCCGATATACGTGTACTCACACTTGCTGAAGTGCCTTATAGGTGTGCCGTTCAACATGGCTACCTGCGGCCTGAAATACTTCGGCGGCAAGGGGGTTGTCGTCCTGGGTGCGGACACCTGGTACCTGTTTCCATTCCGGAAGTACCGCGATGCGGATAACCCTAGCACGTTGGTTATGAATTCCGGGCCGTATGGGTTCGCCTATCGACGGGTGAACTGATATGTCCGTCTTGCCGGTCACGCTGGTTCTTGACGCCTATCCGTTTACATTCCCTGCGGGAGCGACGGCTGGCACCTGGACACGTCCGCCTGTCGGGGTAATGCCTCAACAGATGTTCAGCGCGATGGACGGCTTGATGGTTGGCAGTAAAACGTCCGTAGCCAGGGCCGACACGCACGTCAAAGGCGCGAACGGCAAACTGCTGCCGTCATTCTACGACTACTTCTACAACCGTATTCACGTCTTGCCTACGGTGCTGGACCTCGGCAACGTGACGGCCAACGCCTCGACGCAGACTGTGTTGTGGAATGCTTACACCGAAGACCGTTATGTGGCGTCCGACAGCCTCGCCAACGACGCTGGTGTTGAGGTAGTCGGGGAGGCCGCACCGTTCACGTTGACGCCGCTGTCCTTCCGAATTTATGAAGTAACCGTTCTGCAAGATGGCCCGGCTACTGTTGCGCTCAACCTGGGCTGGGTTGTAAGCGGGGAGGCCGTTGGATTCAGCATATCGGCTACCCGCATTATTCCCTTCTTTTACCCGCCAAACTGGCAAAGAGAGGTGAATGAGACACTGGAATGGCGAACGACGATTGGCAGCAGCTTTACCGGCGAAGAACAGCGGCAACAGATCCGAAGCAAGCCCCGCAGGTCGTGGTCCTATTCCGTACTGTTGACCGGAGACAAGGGGCGGAACGCCTACTTCGACATCCTGGGGTTCCAGAACAAGACATTCGGGTTGCCCGTCTGGACCGACAAGTCCTCCCTCGCTACGGCAGCGACAGCCGGGGATACGGTTATCAACGTGGTGACTACCAACAAGGGCTTTTCGGTAGGCAGCATAGTGTTCATCAACGCTGGCGATTTGGTGGAGACACACGAAATAGCGAGCAAGACGGCCAGCACGATTACGCTTCAGAAACCCCTCGGGGCGAACTTCGACGCAGGCACAGCCGTTTATCCGGGAGCCGTCGTATTCTTGCCGCAGAACTTCACCATGCAGCGGCTCACCGACAGCGTTATAGAGGGCAACTTCTCTTTCGCGGGCGTCCCGCAGAACACCGACCCCTACCTGCCCGTTGCCGCCGCGAGTCTCACCCTGGACGGCTACGAGGTTATCAACCGCAAACCGAATTACGCAAGCGGCGTGGATCTGCTGTTCGACTATCCGGTAGAGGAAATAGACTACCTCGCGGGTATCTCCCTGCGAGCGATCAGCCGCGACTACCCGAACACCGGGTACCGTCTTCGCTACCTGCTGGACGGTAGGGCCGACATCGAGGCGTTCCGGTCGATGCTGGGCAGGCTCAAGGGCAGGCACACGCCGGTATTCGTTAACCTGTTCAGCGACGACTTCCGGTTGTCCGGTACCCTGCCAAGCGGCGGGACGGGTTTCCAGATCCACGACAACCATTCCGACCTGGGGCTTTTCCCAGACCGACACCCTATTGCGGTGCTGTTCGAAACGACCGACGCCGGGACCATCATCCGGCGCATGACCGACATAACCTTGAACCTGTCGGGCCTGATCGACGTGCAGATAGGTACCAGTCCGGGCACCCTGATAACCGAACAAACGGCAAAACGGATTACGGTCTGCCCGTTGGTCCGGCTGGCGTCTGACCAGGTGGGCTTCAGGTGGCTGACAACCACTGTCGCTGAATGCGAATTAACCTTTCAGGTAGTAAGTCGATGACATTTCTAGCGGCTGAAATCGCACATTTAGGCACTCCGATTGAGTTATATCAATTTAACTACGCCGGGGTGTCGTCTTATTACTACACCAGCAGCGACGAGAACATTACGGTTGGTGCGTTGGAGTACGTGGCGAAGGCCATCAAACGAGCTGGTATCGAGTACACGGCAGACTTAGGCAAGGCCAGCCTTGAGATAAAAGCACAGCTCGACTTACCGGTTGCCGAACTGTTTAAAGCCGGTGTACCGTCCGGTGTGGTGTCCGTTACCATCTACCGCAAGCACCGGACGGACAACGAAACGGCGGTCATTTGGAAAGGCCGGGTGCTCAACGTGGACTGGTCGCAGACTGAGGTGACGCTGGTGTGTGAGCCGATTCGGACCTCGCTCCAGTCGTTTGGACTGCGTCGGAATTTCCAGCGCCAATGTCCGCACGTCCTCTACGGGGCGGACTGCAAAGTGAGCAACACTACGTTCATGGCGTCTGGCCCGGTGTCTTCGTTCACTACGAACACGATGACCCTGCCTGCGGCTGTGTACGGGTTGGACAACCGGTTTGCCGGTGGCTACGCCCAATGGACAAACCCCATCACGAATGCGCAGGAGAGACGGGCCATTCTATCCAGCGTAGGGTCAACCGGATTGTTGACTCTACTCGGTGCGCAAACCGGTCTTGCCAGTGGTATTATCGTTAGCGTTTTTCCGGGCTGCGACAAATCCATAAGTACCTGTCAAACCAAGTTCGGAAACGAGAACAACTACGGCGGGTTCCCTCACACACCAACCAAAAACCCGTTTGATGGTACCCCAATCTACTAGGAGGTGTTGTGGAAATACTTGTTGCCGTACTCATATCGATTGCAATAAACGCTGTCGCCTACCTGCTTACACCCAAGCCGAAAAGCGAATCCCCGACAGCCGGTTCGCTGGACATCCCGGTCACGAAAGACGGTACCCCCATACCGGTAATCTTTGGCGAGGTCTGGATAAAAGACCCGCACATTGCGTACTGGGGCAACGCTAACACCCGCGCCATCGTCAAATCAGGCGGCAAGAAATGATCATTACCCACCAGGACATGCGCCTGATGAAATACTGCAACAAGGGTGCGCGTGTGTTCTTTGAACGGCACGGTCTGGACTGGGCCTTGTTCATGGCCGAAGGCTTGCCGGAAGAGGTAATCCTGGCAACTGGAGACGAGATGGCGATTCAACTGGTGGCGTTTGTGAAGGAGAATAACAATGGGTAGCGGTGGTGGTGAGGCGGTCGTCGGGTTTTGGTATTACATGGACGTGCTGCTGACATTTTGCCACGGTCCCGTGGACGAGGTGGTCGAGATCCAGGGCGGTGAACGGGTCGCGTGGACTGGTTCAGTGACGGCAAACAGCCAAATAGTCATAAACAAACCGGACCTGTTCGGCGGTGAAGAACGCGAAGGGGGTTGGGCTGGCGCTGTGGATGTTATGCTTGGGGGCGACACCCAGCCGGTTCTGGATAGCCTGGTGTCTTCCGTATCTGCTGCGGGCATAACGGGGTCTACTCCAGCCTACAGAGGCGTGATGTCTATGTTCTTCGGCGGTATCCAACCGCAAGTCGGGTTTGCCTGGTCGGCCATAAATCCCTACTTCAAAGCCCCCAAAGTCAAGTTGAGGCGGTACCCGAAATGGTACCCGGCCAAGGCCCGGATAGGCAATGACGCCAACCCGATACATATAATATACGAGTGTCTAACAAATGGGTCATGGGGTCTTGGGTACCCGATCAGCGATCTGGACGACGTTCGGTTCAAAGCAGCAGCGGACGCCTTGTTCACCGAAGGATTCGGAATAAGCCTACCCTGGAACCAGACCTCCACGATAGAAGATTTTGTTTCCTCGGTACTGAGGCACTTCAACGGGGCGCTGAACCAGGACCGCACCACAGGAAAGATTTTCATCACGCTGATTCGGGACGACTACGACATTGGCGACTTGCCGGTTCTCGACCCGTCGAACTGCAATCTGGAAAGCCTGGGCCGGGCCGGGTCCGGGGAGATCGTCAACGAAATCACATTAAAATACACTCGTATAGATAATGGGGAACTCGACGCGGTGACAGTGCAAGACCTGGCCTCGATCCAGAACCAAGGCCGGGTCATCGCGCAAGAGATCGAGTTGCCAGGAATTCGGGATCCCGACATGGCTGCCCGAGTTGCACAGCGGGAACTGCAAAGCCGCAGCCGGGGCCTGGCGAAAGTCTCGATCACGGCAACTCGGGCCGCTTACGAGATTTACGAAGGAGGGGTGTTCGTTCTGAACTGGCCGGATCTCGGCATTTCGAATCTCGCCTGTCGGGTTGCCGTCATGGATGTTGGCGATTTGGAGGCGGCCACAATACGTATCGAAGCTGTGGAGGACGTGTTTGGCCTGCCCGACGTGTCGTATGTAGTCACGCCGCCTGTGGGTTGGGTGGACAACAGCGGTACGGCACAGCCTGTAACCGTGCAGCGGGTTATCGAAGCGCCCTATTACACAGTCGCCAAGTTGACCTCAGCAGCTAACCGGGCGGACTACCCAGCGGAATTCGGGTTTGGCATCCTGCTGGCCCGGACGCCGCAGTTGAGCAGCAGCAACTATGACATGCAGTCCTCCCCGAACAACAGCACCTACACCAGCATCGGCAACGGCCACTGGACACCGCACTGCACGCTGGTGACAACCGTTGACTATGCCGCCACAATACTGTCTGTCTCCGGGCCGTCACTGTTCAGCCAGATAGCAGCCGGGAGTCTGGTGTACGTCGGTGAGGAAGTGATGGAGCTGGTGTCCTTCAGCGATACCGCGTTGACGGTACGCCGGGGGGTGCTCGACAGCTTGCCGCAGTCGCACTCCACCGGGGCCAGCATCTTTATCGTACCGGATGGCCTGGCCGGGTACGACGTGGATACTCACGTTGACGGTGAGCTGGTTTACTACAAGGCGTTGACGCGCTGTCCGGGGTCGGTGCTGGCAATCGGTTCGGCTACTGCGGTGAGTATCACCCTGGACAACCGGTTTGCCAGACCGTACCCTCCCGGCAATGTCAAGATCGCGGGGTCGTACTTTCCGACTACCGTCACGGCAAGCAACAACGTCGTCGTCACCTGGGCGCACCGTGACCGAACGCTTCAGACGGTAAGTCCTCTGTCGGCCTGGACGGCTGGCAACATCGGGCCGGAGCCTGGCGTCACCTACACCGTTCGGGTTTACAACAGCAGCAACGCTTTGGTAGAGACGCAAACCGGACTTACTGTGGCTACTGCGACTATCCGTCCGGGGCCTACGGTGTACTCCGGACAGCACCGGGTTGAGGTGGAGTCGGTACGGGACGGATTGACGAGTCGCAAGTTCACGCACACTTTTACTTTAGTCTGAGTCCGCATATAGAGCGCATGACTTTTGTAAGTCGTTGATTTATAAAAGATGCGCTCCCATCCATCATCGGGGCTACAGAAAACCGGAAACTCCCGTAACTGCTTGATTCTTCATGGCAGACCCTCAAACGCTATGCAAATCTCAAGCCAAAAGACTTGGTGTTACGCTAGGGATAGGTCCAGGCATGTCGTCCGGTTATTGTCGTACCGTCTTCGCACTCGTACTCCATCTCCCTGTCGCGTGTCTGAATGTGGCTGGTACGGCGGACCTTGAGCACCGTACCGTCCGGTAGTTTTATGAGAAGCTGGCACCCTACTGGCGGTAGGTGTTCGGGTGCGTTGAAACGGATGTCGGTCATGCAGCGTCACCGAATCTCATTGCTCGTTAAAATACAGGATAAGGCTATCCAAACCTTTGCCCTGCCTATCGTATGCGTACCATCTAGCGTCGGAAGTGTTAAAAATTACGTTTAAATCTTCGCTTCTTGTTAAATCTCCGTTGGCTGTAACCGGAAACGCTGAACAGCGGTGTCCCCCCATACCAACTCCACACTCTACCGCCCAAGCGACTATGGGTGTAAAGATCAAGTCTACTACTTTAGGGCCTTCTAGCTCGTATAGCGGTGCGGCTAAGAAAAGGCTCTCGTCATGGTTGGCTACAGCCGATACGGTGGTGGTGGTTCCTTTCATGGTCTTTTTCTCCTGTTTTAAATACAATACATGGTTGTTTCACAGAGCGCCAGAAACGACTGTCGGCGCGATCCACCGGTACGAGAACTTCTGTTCGCTTGTCCGTGGGCCTGTCCAGTAGCCGTGCCAGTGTCCGCGTCGTAGGTGAGGGCGCTTCGTTCCTCCCTGGTACTCTTTGGCCGCAGCCTCGCGCAATGTCGCACCTACCTTCGCACCTACCGTCCACACCCGGTCATTCGTTGCCGGGAACAAACGCCAGCCCTTCTTCATCCTCCTTGGTTGGGGCATCTCAGGACGGCTACCGGGCTTTCGTTCGTCGTCGATGTCCGGTTCGTCCGAACAGATGTAGAGAAGGATCGGGATTGCTTTGTTTAGGAACTCCTTCGACGACCACCGCCACTTATAGTCTAGTGCCTCGTCGAATGCAGTCCCGTTCGCCTTGTCTATTTCAGCGGTGAACTTAGAGGCTTCATCTATGGCTTCTTCCAGCGTACAGTTGCCGTCAATAGGCAGGAATACTGGGTCCGTATACGATGCGGAGTTGACCCTAAAGTTCAGGCCGCGAACGCCGCCTTTTCTCATATCTGGGTACTTAAGGTAGTCATTTAACACCCAGAACCCCTCTATCGGTTCTACCCCAAGATGCCATCCAGGTGTTCTTACGTACAGACACCACTCGGGGAGCCTACTAAGAACACCGACAGGTACCTTCTCTGGACACCCACTTCGGAGCAACGCAGACATGACTTCTTTGTCTATGTCGTAAACGCCGCGAGTGTACTGCCAAGTCCCGAGCGCCGAAATTAGATTTGCCTCCGTGGAAATCTGCAACCAAAACTGCTTCATGAGTTTGCTGTCGGTTGTGCCTGTACGTTGAGCCACTAACCCAGTCCAGAACACGGTAGGTAAGAAGCAGAAGCTAGGCCAACCCGCTAGGGTGTCATTCTGGAATCGGGTCTTCACGTCGTAAGCCTGTGCGTGTAGCTTAGGGTAGAGCCGTCTTACGTGATTAAGAACGTCGCTAGGCTCCTGGATACTTCCCCTGTCAGCCTCCTTTTCCGAACGCTGCTTGAGCACTGTGTAGTCTATAAGTAAAGGCGTCTGCACACCATGAAAGTCCGTTCCTGCCTGGTTCACTGTCTTACCCTCTTTCCGATTTATGGTTTATGTTGAAGTTAATCTACCACTAATAGTTGCCGAAGTAAATCAAAAGTTGTTTCCAGTGCCTACACCTTTTCTAGCCGGTGTGGTACTTGTAACCGGCCAAACTTCTCGTTGTGCTTACTTCGCCACCAACCGCCATTAGTCACTATCAGTAGCCCTTGCCTATCCCAAATCTTTATAACTTTGTTGGCTACACGGTTCACCGCCACCAACTCCCGAATGCCTGGGCCTTCTGCCATCAGTAGGGCCAAGTCAACGGCGTCAAAATACTTCCCGCTGTCCCTTAGAGTGGTTAGTCCTTCGTCTGTGGACCACGACTCGGCGGCTTCGGCTATCGTTCTCTTTGTCATAGTTCTTCCGCCCCACCATCCACGAAGTTCCACGCCCACTGGTTCCAGTAGTCGTCTATGACGGACTGCCGGTCTTCCCCGCTCAGCCCTTCCAGTTCTTCATCCTGGATCTCGATCACTTCCTCGCGCTTGCACCCGGAAAGCCCTATGTTCAATGTCATTCTTACTTTCAAAGCTATTCAGCCCCTTCCGTACAGAACTTGTTCGGTGTTTGGTGTGGATCACCGTTGTTTATGTAGTAAACGGTGACTTTATAGCAGCCTTTCGGTTCTATCGGGTTGATTCGCATTTCGTATACGCCCGAAACCATTATGCGACTGCCATTTAATTCAAACACGGCAGCATTGCGTACTGTGCTGAATATGACCAGCGGTTCGGTAGAGCCTTTCGGTTCGGCGCAGCCGGTTAACAACAGTGCTAGTAACAAAATCTTTTTCACTCAGTTTCTCCTAATGTTTAACGTGCGCCGGTATATCGGCCATGCCTTCTTCCCATCTGTCCAACAGCTCCCGCAGGGCCGCCGCAGTGAGCTTCCGGTCTGTGTTCGATATGTAGCTGGACGTGCCCTGCTTCTCGTCACTGAAGACCATCAAACAGAAGCCAAGACGTTTACCGGTTAGCTTCTCTGTCCACAACTCGATAGCTGCGGCCAGGTCCAGTAGTCCTTTCGATACCAGTGTGTCGGCTTTACTCACGGGGTTCTCCCGGCATGACGTAAAACGGTTTGTTCCTGGTATTCATAACGACCAACCACGCCGGTACCGACTCCTTCCGGTTGAACGACGACCCGTCCTCCACATAATTGTCTATGGTCCCGTTCGCCAGCGTTCGCTTACCGAGGAACATTGCCTTTACGGGCTGCGGGAGGTCACTCTTTACCCACCTTCCGGAAGTCCACCTTCCGGAAGTCAAGGTTTTGACGCGCTTCAGTTTGTGGTCTACGGTGATCCACTCACCGAGTTTTGGTTCGTTCACCCTTCACCCCTTTGGCTCTACGTAGGCCATAAGCCGATCAACTACATTGTTCCTGTACACCGCTATCGCGTTTTCTTGCTCTTTCACTTTTGCTTCCAACTCAGCCAAACGATTCCCAGCTTCAACAAGTCCTGCAACCAGTTCCCTGGCTGTTTTAACCGTTCCGTCATCGTCTACCAGAACATTCACGTGGCCATTAATGACTTTCACCCTTCACCCCCTGTCGTCATCTGTTCTTCTATTGTCCGGCAACCGTCCCTTGACTCGATCACCCGACCGTCCAGTAGTCGGATTATGGATCTGGTTCCGTGGTACTGCGACGAGGCGTCGGCCTCGGTAACTGTCGCAACAGCAGCGGAAGTTATCAGCACACGGTTTCCCCGGCTGTCGGTTGTTCTGATTAAGCTCAATTTTGTACTCCCTAACTGTTCCTGTAATTCGGCAATGCGGTGTTCCTTCGTTGCCAGCTTGCGCTGCAAGTCTCTAACCAGGGCCAGCGTCAACTGTCCGGCTGAACCTTCTTTCGGTGTGTAGCTATTCATCATACCCCCTATACCGTTTCTCGATCCGGGCCAGTTCCAGTTCTGCCTCGATCCGGTTCCGGCGTTGCTTTTCGGTTATGTTGGCCCTTACCTCGCTCACCTTCTTGCCGCCGATTGCCCGGTAGTTGCCTAACTGTCGTTGTCGTTGTGCTTTTCCGTGCTCTTCCTGGCAGCCTACGCAACTGCCGCAGGACGTGTACCGGGGCCGTATGTGGCCGTTCCCACAGGGTATGCCTGTATAGTACCACTTGGAGCCTGTGGACTCGGCCTCCTGTCGGGTAGTCGGTAGGCTCTGATACTGACTGTTAAATTCAACCACTGAACACCCCCTTGGTGGTCACATGCCAACGGTAGCAATGCTGGCAACGGTAGGGGTTGCCTGGGTACCCGTTCTTGTCCAGGAACTCCTGCGCTTCCTGTTCTGTTTCGTGAATCACCTTCCGTATGCAAGCCCTCGCACCGGTCTTGTGAATCCTCCCGAACAGGTGCGATCTGGCCTGCTGTTGTTTACTGTGCTCAGCGTACTTGTTCATGTGGTCCTCCCATGTGGGCACACACCACGTCCAATAGTTTGCGGCGGTAGGCGCAAGCGTAAGCCCTGTTCGACCCTCTACAGAAGTCCGTCCTGCGGGTGTACTTCCTGGCCTCGGTCGTGAGCTTTTCCAGGGTCCACTTAATCAGGTGGTCAGACGTCCCTGGTGTCATGTGGGCACACACCACGTCCAAGAGGCCGTTCCTTCTGGCGCATTCGTAGGCGTTGAAGTCGCCGTTCTTGAACTGGTTGCGGTGCCGGTAGCGAAGGGCGATTTCTTTCAACTCTTGGAGTTTCCAGAAACGGGACTGTTTCATAATTCGAACTCCACTATCTGAAACTCGTGCAACCCATAATGCTTCCGCAGATACTCTTCCAAATCGTCTTTCGAGTCGTAAGGGAACGTTGGCAAGCACATAACGCGACCGTCGCGGCACATCCAGACGGCTGAGTATTTCTTATCGGGGGCCATGAAGAGGTCCAGGCTGGAATCCTTGTCCTGGGTGGTACCAGTGTAATACCGGCCATCGCTCCCGAAAGAGTGAAGAACCTCGGACACTACACCGTCAAAGTCCTCTCTCTCTATCGCGGCCCCAATCGGTTGTCTTCCTTCCAAATCGAAACAGACAATTCGTGCCGGTCGTCCGTCTCGGGTGACGACCTTGGCTCCTGCTTTCGCTTTTTCCAAATCAAATGCTTTCATCGGTTTACCGCCTCCCAATCTTTCCTTGCCGAATTACGCTGGTCATCCAGGTAGTTCGCCAAGTCGTTCATATCGACCAACAGCGGGCCTTTTTTGCTACCCGCGCGGTAGCAGGGGAACGGGAGCGCCTGTTCGGCAGCCCGGCGTTCCGCAATGCGGGGGTTAGTGTTCAGGTACTTCTGGCATATCGAGTCCAGCGGTACCTGGCAGGAACCGAACTCTGCCATGCCGCAAGCATGGCGTCTTCTACCTCGTAGGACCACTTCGCCACTGTTTCCGTTCATACTTCCTCCAAGGAGGCTACAATAGCGGCCATTGTTGCGTCTAACTTGGCTTCTTCTTCAGCCGCGTAGCCTTCCAACACTTGCAGCACGTCACCCCAAAATTGCAGTTGCATGGTGGGGTAGTTCTCGAAACCGTGCGGTACTACGGCCACCTCCTCTTCCGCTTCCTTGTTGACGTGCCCACCGAACACCAGTACCGCATGTCGGGCAAGGGCCGTCATTTCGGGCAGGAACCGGTTAAGCGGTCCTTGGTAGTCGAACAGGTGAACGTCTAGGTCTGAAGGCAGCCACTCTTCGTTCTTGTGCTCAAAGATATTGATCTTCGGTGACGCGAAGACGTGACTCTCCACACAGCTCAAACGCAGGGTAAGGCTGTTGTCGTCCGTCTCACGGAAGGCCGAAATAGTGGGCTGTCTGCCTGTGATCGCGTAGTAGGCATCCCGCGCAGCAGCCCGGTACGCGGCACCGTCGCTGGCCTGCCATCTGCCCTTGCCCAAGTCAGCGAACACTGGGTTGCGCTGGCTGGCAGAGCCTCGGCCACCGGAGCCAAACGCCCCGTTCGTGCCGTGGAGGTCCAGCAGAATCGCCCAAGGAGCGAAGCAACCCACAGCGTCAACCGCTGCGTCTAAGGTGGCCTGCACCCTGGCGGCATGGCGTTGGTAGGCGCTGGCCTTGACCAGCAGCTCCGTCGCGGCTGCGGACAGTCCGCTTGCCAGGAAATCTTCTCTTGTTTGCTTTGCGGTTTTCATTTCGACTTACCCCTTTACTCGTTTCGGTTGGTTGATGTTGCTTAATCTATCACTGTTAGTTTGCTAAAGCAACTGTTAGTTGTATTTATTTGCTTTGCTTATGCGCCAGTCGATCCAAAGCCGCCCAACCGGGTATTCGGGTCGTCCAACTGGCTCACTTGCTGAATGTCCATCAGTGGCGCACGAACGATCAGCAGTTGCGCTATCCTGTCGCCAATGGCTACCGGGTAGTCGCGGTCTGTCCGGTTGACCAGGGCGACCTTCAGCAAGCCCCTGTAGTCTGGATCAATCAGTCCAGCGGTCGTGCTGATACCCTGCTTGGTTGACATACCGGAACGCGGCCAGATAAGCCCTGCGAAGTCGTTCGGTATGGCTACCTTCAGGCCGGTGCAAACGACGGCTGTTTGGTACGCCTCAACGAACGCCTCTTCAGCAGCGTACAAATCCCACGCCGCGCTACCCGGTGTTCCCTTTGTCGGCATGGTGGCTTGCAGCGACACCAGCTCTACTTTCAATGTATTGAACACTACTCGGTCCCCTCTTATGTTATTCATCGTTT